GGTAGAGGTTCCCCCCGTCCTCGTCGGTAATGAGATCCATGTCCTCCAGAGAGCGGATATCGTTGGCGCTCATCCATCCGTTCTGGCGCGCGGTGGCATACCCGCCCATGCGGCTCTGGTAGTCGCCCCTCAGCAGTCCCTCGACGTTGAAGCGGAAGAAGTGCGTCCGCTTCTCACCCGGTTCCAGGAGCGACCGTGCAAGGGACTGCTCCCAGCGGGTCACCCAGGGGTCGAGGGTGTACTTGACGAATTCCAGCGACTGCTGCTCGATGTTGCTGAAGGAGGACTTCTCCAGGTCCCCCACCATGTGCGGCGGGACGCGGAAGATGCGTGCGATCTCGTTGACCTGGAACTTGCGCGTCTGCAGGAACTGCGCCTGCTCGGGGGAGATCGAGATGGGGGTGTACTTCATCCCCTCCTCGAGCACCGCGACCTTTCCCGAGTTCGCCGATCCCCCGAACTGTCCCTGCCAGGTCTCGCGCAGCCTCGTGGGGTCCTTGACCGTTCCCGGATGCTCCAGCACGCCGCTCGGGGCCGCGCCGTTGGCGAAGAACTTCGCGCCGAACTCCTCGCAGGCGATCGCCATGCCGATGGCGTTCTTGGCCATCGCGATCGGCGAGTAGCCAACCAGCCCGTCGAAGCCGAGTCCCGGTATGTGCAGCACCTCCGACGGATCGAGGATCACCGATGTGCCCTGCATCGTCGGTGCGTCCTCGGCGCTGGTGGTGTACTGGTAGTAGAGCCTGCCGTTCCTGTCGCGGTCGACCTGCATGCGGTTGGGCATCAGGGGGTAAAGGGCCGCAACCTCCCCCTTGCCGTTCCGGATGATCTGGGCGTAGGCGTTGCCCCAGAGCAGCAGGTGGGTCATCAGCGTCTCGCGGAAGACGAAGCTGGTCATCTCGGGGTTGGGCTCTGCGTGCAGCAGGTTGTACAGCGGGTGCTCCTTGGCCTTGAGCTTGCTTGAGTCGTCGCCGTGGCGGTAGAGGTGCAGCGGCAGGCCCGCAATCGCCTCGGCGAGGATGCGCACGCACGCATAGACCGCCGTCATCTGCATCGACGATCGTTCGTTCACCGCCTTGCCGGAGGTCGAGCCGCCGAAGAGGAAGCTGTACGAGGACCCGCTGGTCCTGTTTTGCGGCTTGTCCCTTGAGCGGGTGAAAAGCTTGGCTATGGTGTTCATGGTTCTCCTATGGGCAAAAAAGAAGCACCTACCGAAGTAAGTGCTCGAATTGAACAGATGATAATTTGGGTTATGGTATGCGCATCAGCCGGATCTTATGCTGTGTTGATTTTTCTTCTTCCTTGAAGGGGCGAATTGGAATGTGCTTTACTCTTTTGGCTCTTCAAGAAGGAGCTGGTATCCTGTCTTGTCGAGTACCAGCTTTGCAAAGTAATGCAGGGCCTGGTCGGCTTCCTCCTTGGAACCGATTGCCTCCAGGCTTATCTTTTTTACGATAAAGGTGGAGGAATCATTGCTCGCAACATACGTTTCATACCCATTGTCTTTGATGGATTTGCTGATCCTGAGGATTTCTGTTTTCTCATCCAGTTTGATTCTATTCTCGTTGCGATAGAACCAGATGAAATCGTGGTCTTTCCAGATTGAGAAAGCAAACAACAGATATGATTCGGAATCAACAGGACTCTTGAAGCTCCCAGTACTTGGTGCGGTCTTGGTTTTGGGCAATTCTGTAAACCCATCATCCATGACCTGTACAATGGAAAAGCAGCAATCATGGGTATCAGTTGGTTTTCCCTCGAAATAATACATATACATATAGGTCGGAAAAAAATCCCAGCTCCATCTACCTTCCCCAAATTTTTGATCGGCCTCTTCATCAACCAAGGATTTGTATTTCTCAATAGGTTTTGAGAAAAGTTGGCTTCCTGCACATGCCGAATATTTTATTCTAGCTCGGATGTATTCGACAGTCTCAACAATACTGTCCTGCACTTCGTATGCAAGCCTATAGGCTTTCCTGACATTCTGATACAGTTCCTTCCTGTCCATTCCATTACCTCCTGAAAACCAGGTTGTGATAGTCCTCCGGAATTTCTATCACGTAGTCTGAAACCCAAGGCCTCGCATCAAGCCACTGATAGCTCCTGATGCCCAGCTGATCACAAGAAATTGTCAGTGAGTCTACAACCCGTCGGTTGCTCCCCGAAAGCTTCTCCTGCTCTGCAGCAAGCACCTCATACAGGCCCACCCATGAACATTTGGCTATCGTTATCTCATGTCCGTTGATCCTCATCGTCTCGTTTGCCGTGTTGCTGCCGTTGCCACCGATGGCGATGAGGAATGCCGGTTTATTCGTCCAGCCGTATTTCTTATGGTATGCTAGCAACTCCTGCATCCATTGACCTGGATTCTGCCTTTCATCATCGTAGCGCTTGGCTTCTATGATCAGGTCAGCCTTGGAGAACCCCAGAAAGACATCGGGTTCGACATATTTAGTGTTTTTGGTTCCCTGTGCTTTCCATTGCGGCCAGAACTCATAGGCCTCCAGGTTGCCCGGATTTTCAGGCAGCACGCTGCCTGTGTAACAGGCTTCACGCAGTAGTTCCCAGAGCAGCTGGTCCGGCAGATGGAGCAAGGTACCGATGATGGTACTTGTGATGGTGTCCTCATGGGTGATATCAAGATCATGCTTATGCAATAGGCTTTGAATCATAGCCCGGAGTATATCACGTCAAATATTCAGCTGCAAACTAAATGAACAGGATTCCCCGGTTCTCGTAGATCGATTCGCGGCTGTCATTGCCGCATCTGATCGCCCGGTCGAGCGCCATGATCGTCGCAACGGCCCCGTCGATCTTCTCGGTGGACTTCTGCTTGTCGGGCTTGATGTTCCCCGATGGGTCGGTGCGGATGAAGATGTTGTCCATCATCCACCTCAGGGTGGGGTGACCCCCGTGTGCGATGCTTTTTCCCAATACCAGTTTCATCAGCTCCTTGGTCGGCGGGCTCATGTCCTTGAATCCCTGGCCGAAGGGCACCACCGTGAATCCCATGCCCTCGAGGTTCTGCACCATCTGCACGGCCCCCCAGCGGTCGAATGCAATCTCGTGGATGTTGTATTTCTTGCCGAGCTCGCCGATGAACTGCTCGATGTAGCCGTAGTGGACCACGTTTCCCTCGGTGGTCTGGATGTCTCCCCCGCGTTCCCACACGTCGTAGGGCACATGGTCGCGCCTCACGCGCAGTCCCAGCGTCTCCTCGGGGATCCAGAACCAGGGGAGGATCATGTACTTGTCCTCCTCATCCCTCGGGGGGAATACCAGCACGAAGGCGGTGATGTCGGTGGTGGAGGAGAGGTCGAGCCCCCCGTAGCAGACCCTGCCCTCAAGCTGTGCGGCATCGACGGGGAAGTTGCACTGGTCCCACTTCTCCATCGGCATCCAGCGCACCGCCTGCTTGACCCACTGGTTGAGCCTGAGCTGGCGGAAGATGTTCTCCTCGCCTGGGTTCTCCCGTGCACTGTCGCAGGCCGCCTTCACCTTCTCGATCTTGATGGTATGCCCCAGTGACGGGTTGGCCTTCTTCCATGTCGCGGGATCGGTCCAGTCATCCTCCTCCGTGGAGCCGTAGATCACCGGGTAGAAGGTCTTGTCGTGCTTTCTTCCCTCAAGGATGTCCCCGGCCTTCTGGTGCTGCTCATGGCAGATGGAGTGCTGGTCGGTGCCCGCGGTGGTGATCAGGAAGAACAGCGGCTGGGCCCTGGCATCGCCGGAGCCCTTGGTCATGACATCGAAGAGCCTGCGGTTGGGCTGGGTGTGCAATTCGTCGAAGACGACCCCGTGGATGTTGAACCCGTGCTTGGAGTATGCCTCGGCGGAGAGCACCTGGTAGAAGCTGTTGGTCGGCAGGTAGACGATGCGCTTGGTGGCCGCCAGGATCTTGACGCGCCGGTTCAGCGAGGGGCACATCCTCACCATGTCGGCCGCCACCTCGAAAACGATCGAGGCCTGCTGCCGGTCGGCCGCACACCCGTACACCTCGGCGCGTTCCTCGAAGTCCCCGCAGGTGAGCAGCAGCGCAACCGCCGCGGCAAGCTCGCTCTTGCCGTTCTTCTTGGGGATCTCGATGTAGGCGGTGTTGAACTGCCGATATCCATCGGTCTTGACGATACCGAACAGGTCGCGGATGATTCTCTCCTGCCAGGGAAGCAGCTTGAAGGGCTTTCCAGCCCAAACCCCCTTGGTGTGGCAGAGGCATTCGATGAACCCAACTGCACGGTCGGCCAGGGTCTTGTCGTAGGTTGATTCCTTTGCCATGAAGGATGTAGGGGTGTATTTCTTCGGTTTCGGCATAACTTATTTCATTCCTCAGGGCAAACAAAAAGGACCCGGCGTGGGTCCCTTCAAGTGGTGGGTGCTTGTTGTCAGTTGTATGTTGTCTTCAGGCTCTCAAGGGCCTGCCTGGTATCAGTGTCACGAGGCCTGATGTCCCAGCCGCGGTCGTAGTTGCAGACGACCCTGCCGCCTCTCTTGAGCATCAGCTTGGAAATCCTGCCCTCGTCGATGCCGTAATCCGAACCCTCGTCGTATACCTTGATGCAGTAGGTGAAAACGCTCTTCCCAATCTCCAAGGTTCCTTTTCTCCACATGTCCTTGCCTCCGTGTCCGTTTTGTTGGTGTATATATCCCTCAATTCGGAAACTATAGCAACCCTATACAGTACAATAAATTAAATAAATACACTCTTGGTTTGGAGGTTTGCGTACGGTAGGAGGGGATTCCCTGTCAGCCTTCGCCGGTGAGTATGAAGTGAGCGTATTCCCTTGTGTTGTCCCCCTCAAGGTAGTCGACAAGTTCCATAAGTCCCATCTGGGAGGCGATCCACTGGACCGCCCCTGTGTTGAACATGTTCGTCAGACCGCTGTCACGTACCTTGAGGATCTGGTCCTTGGTTTGCTCAGTCATCGCCGGCCTCCATCGATTCGATAACCGCCTGCTTGAGGATCTGCTCGTCAAAACCGCAATCGTGGTAACCGTCAAGGATTGTCGCGTAGTAATACGCATCCGGCATCGCCAGAGGAGGTCCTTCGTTCATGACGTAGGCCATCGCCACCAGTTCATCCCCATCCAGGTTCACCATCAGCTGCTTCTTGCGGTACAGGTGGGGGTGACCCTCGTAGCGGTCCAGGGCCTTCTCGCATTTTTCGGTGATCTCCCACAGCAGCACCGGAACCATTGCACCCTGTTTCATCTCGATGGTTGCCACGCCAGTATGTCGGCCACCCCGAAACACAAGGTGGTAATCGTACAGTACCGTTGTCCCGATGACCGCGGCATCGGGGCATCGCTCTCCCATCTGTTCGAGGTTCAGGTTGCTTCCATAAGCCAGGTAAACTTTCTTCATCGTTGTTACACTCCTTCACTTGGTCTTCTACCACCCCAAGGGCGGTTGTCCCGCCCTCAGCTTGCAGATCCGTCGCCCCTTCAGGCGGCAACCCGCCGTCTCCATGCCGCTGATCCGGTGAGGCGCTTGGTCAGGTGCTCGCGGCAGGCCTTGTACTCGTCGCCGATGAAGCCGATGCGGTTGAGGTAGGTGCGCATCGCGAACTTCTCGTTCTCGGTCTGGGGTTTCTTGGTGCTTGCCGAGCTCTGGGTGAGCGCCTGGTTGTTCAGCGCGAGGGCGAGGACGATGTAGCTTCTGACCTCACCGGCATGGAGGGTGCTGTTGAAACCGCGTAGCTCGACGGTCTTGTGGCCGTGGAAGAAGGAGTGCAGGTTGAGGAAGTGGTAGCGGCTGTCGTGGTAGTGGGCCTCCCTGCTTCCGCGGTAGCCTGCGTACCAGATCTCCTCGATGGCGCTGAAGGTGGCCGGCTTCTTTTTGCTCATGGCGGTGACGAGACGCTCGTCCATCTTCTTGCAGTAGCGGGCCCGGTTGGCCTCGATGCCCAGGGCCTTGTAGAACAGGTCGTTTCGGGAATGGATGATGTTCACGAAGTTTCTGATCGAACGTGGTGTGTGCGCCTCGCCATCAAGGTGGATGTGGATGCCGCAGGAGTTGTTGGTGAAGGCCCCGGCCTTCCTCAGCGCCCTGATGACCTCCTGCAGTCTCTCCATGTCGGCGTCGTAGGTGAGGATTGGGCTGACCAGCTCGACGCTGTGAAGCCTCGTGGCGCTTTCCCTGATGCCGTTTCTCTTGGTCTCGCACCTGATCGAGCCGTCGTAGGTGAACTTCCAGATCCTGCCGTCAGGTGCCTTGAGCTCGTAGGTATCGTAGTAGGAGCCGCTGTAGTTCAGCTCCCCGCCGAGCACCGTCCGTGCCGCCTTTGCCGCCTCCTCGCGTGAAATCCCCGTCATCTCGATCTCGATCCCGAACCGTGTTGTCTTGTCCATGCTCGCTACCTCTCTTTGGTGTGTTTTTCTTCGTACTGTAGTAATCACTCAAAGTGGAAAAGATAGCAAGTGTATATATGAAAATAAGATACATATTTTTTCATGGTGAGTGCGCGAGATTCTTGTTGCCTTTTTTTGGGGTTTGCCTGACAATGCACGGGGCATGAGCCCCTGATTTTATCACAGGGACAACCAAGGAGACCCACATGGGCGACACCAATTCAATATTCACGATGCATGATGTGCCCGTTTTCAGGGCACTGGACAGTATCAGCATGAAAACCTTCCAGCTTCTCATGGGCTGCGGTACGATCGACCCGGTCAATCCATCGCTCTTCGTGCTGGGCCTTGGGGGGACCGAACACCTGTATGAGGCTGACATGCTCGTCCTGGAACTGAGCCCGCTTTCAGTGCGAGTGATGGAGGTCGGCAAGGCAGCCCTGGGTGATCTTCCTACCTTCGAGATGAACCTCGAGCCTCTGTTCGCCCTGATGGGACCGGCCTGTCCGTCCCTGCTGCTTTCGCCTGTGATGCTGCCTCCGATGATTGTGGAGAAGCTGTACCATCTGTACTTCCGTTCACGAAACGACGGCTGGCGGCTTTTGGAGGGTGTGAGATGCTATCCGGGTAACCCGTTCAGACGGGTGAGAAGGGAGCTTGGGGCACGATACAAAGCCTCCGGCCCATTGGAGGACCGAAGGCTGGAAAGAGATGAGGCAACGGAACTGGCATCGCTGTTGCTTGAAAAAAGGGCCGTCGATATGGAATGGAAGACCTTCATCCTCTCATGGGGCGACGCTGCCAGCAATGCACTTGATGAGGATCCTTCGACCCTAGTCATGAGCCTTGAGGATTTCCTTTCCCTTTATGACGGCCTTCAGGCAACCTGCCGTCTCAAGTGGAAAAGGCACACTAGAAGATCTTGTGCCGGGGGATCTCCTCACCCGGTTTCCTGACCATGTCGACACCCGGCACCACACCCAGCGTCGAACCGGTCTCCCAGGCGACGTGCATGGTCCCGATATCGTCTATATGGAGTACTACCCCTCTTGTTCCTTTCGGTGGCGCCTGCACGTCATCCATGCTTACCAGCTCGACCGTACACCCCTTGGGGTACTGTTTCCTGAGAACCTTGATGCGTTTCCTGCTCATCTCATCCATGGCTCTTCCTCCTGTCAGGCTGCATTGATTGCCTAGGTTTCCACTGATAGCAAGCCCCATACCTAAGGTTTTGCCAACGTATCCAGGATAAGATTGATCTGGCGCAGGTATTGCTCGTAGCGGTGGGCGAAAAGCGGCAGTTCATTCTCCCCGTAGTCCAGAAGCCTGTCTGCATCATCTTCGGTGATGCAGTACAAGCCGTTCCCGTATGACCAGGTAAGCCCAGGAAAGGCTGGGATAATCGGGGCCTCGGGAGCCATCGAGACCAGGACCTCGCGATACGGGTCATTCTCCGGTCCTGTTGGCACGCTCGTGCAGGCGGTTGAGACGATCAAGACGGCCGGCAGAATCACCGCTTTCAGGAGGTTCGATCCTTTCAGGCGGTTTTTCTTGGGTGATGGTGGTGAGCTTCTGCTGTACTTCATCGATCTTCTCCAATTCCTGTTCTCGTTTCTTCACCGTAACCTGGGCTTGCTGGATATCCTTTTTCAGGTCCTTGGTCTTGTGTGCCTGCAATCGTGTGATCCCCAGCAACCCAAGGATGATGAGGATGAGCATCTGCATGATTTCATTCATCGGCTTTCCTCTCCATGAACTTTCTTACCAGCGGTTTCCAGAACGCCATGCAGGCCGGAAGCTGCAGCAGGTAGATTGCAACGGTGTACAGCACCACCAGGTAGGGTGTGCTGTTCAGGTCCCCGACCGGCGTGGATGCCGGTGCGACCTGGTAGGTCACGAACGCAAGGGCGGCCGAGCAGGTGAGGGCGACCAGCTTGATCTCGTTCTCGCTTGCCCTGTCGGCCCTGAGACTCTTCTTGTACAGCTCCATCGCAAGGCCCAGGAAGGCGGCGAAGGCAAGTAGTATTGCACTGAGCGTCATCCTTTCTCCCCCTTGCCGCCGAGCAGCGACAGGAAGTACTCGTCCATTTTCGCTTCCTGCTCCTCTGATTCCCCGTTGATCTCATGGGTCCTCAGCGACTTGAAGATGACCTTGTCATTCTCCAGTGCCATGACCAGACCCATCTGGATCCTGGTGATGGTGGTCTTGATCTCCCTGAGGTCCTTCGCATAGCCCAGTCGGTCGTCGCTTCTCTTTGCCATTCGGTTCAGCAGCCAAAGCACGACGCCCCCCGAACCGAACAGGCATACCGCGAGAGTGGTGATCAGGGTGATCTCATCCATCGCTTGCCTCCTTGGAGGAGACTTCCTCATAGGAGTAATCCAGTCCGTCGCGCTGTACGGTGACACCGGCTGAGGATCCGACAAGCTCGATGTAGCGTTTGACGATCACATCGCAGTACTTCTCATCAAGCTCGATGGTCCGGCAGGCCCGTTCGGTCTGCTCGCAGGCGACCAGCGTGCTGCCGCTGCCTCCGAACGGGTCGAGCACCAGCGTGTTGCTCATCGACGAGTTCATGATCGGGTAGGCCAGGAGGGCCACCGGCTTCATGGTGGGATGTTCGCCGTTCTTCTTGGGCTTGTCGAATTCCCAGATGGTCGATTCCTTTCGTCCGGTGTACCACAGGTGCTTGCCTTTCTTCTTCCACCCGAAGAGCACCGGCTCGTGCTGCCACTGGTAGGGCGAGCGACCGAGTACCAGCGACTGCTTCTTCCAGATGCAGGTGCCCGACAGGTAGAAGCCCGCCTCGCTGAAGGCCTTTCTAAAGTTCAGCCCCTCGGTATCGGCATGGAACACATAGATGGAGGCATCGTCGGCCATATGGGTTGCCGTGTTGGTGAAGGCATCGAGCAGGAACTGGGCGAAGGCGTCGTTTGCCATATTGTCGTTCTTGATCTTGCCGGCCGAGCCCTCATAATTGACGTTGTACGGCGGGTCGGTGACCACCAGGTTCGCCTTCGCTCCTGCCATCAGCAGCTCGAAAGTCTCTGCCTTGGTGCTGTCACCACATACCAGGCGATGTTTACCCAGTTTCCACAGGTCCCCAGCTTTAGTGATTGCGGGCTTCTCGAGCTCGGAGGCCACGTCGAAGTCATCGTCGTGCACGCCCTCTGCAAGCGAGTCCTTGAACAGGTCGTCGATCTCTGCCGGGTCGAAGCCGGTGAGCGATACGTCGAAGTCCAGACCCTGCAGATCGGTGATGAGCAAGGCCAGCTTGTCCTTGTCCCACTCGCCGCTGATCTTGTTCAGTGCGATGTTGAGGGCCTTCTCCTTGTCCTCGGAGAGATCCACGACCACGCACTCGAGCTCGGTGTGCCCGGCATCCCTGAGGACCTTCAGTCTCTGGTGGCCCCCTACGACCCGGCCGGTTGTCCTGTTCCAGATCACCGGCTCCACATATCCGAACTGCTCGATGGAGCGCTTGAGCTTCTCATACTCGGCATCACCGCTCTTGAGGTCCTTGCGCGGGTTGTAGTCAGCAGGCAGCAGCTCATCGATGTGTTTCTGTTCAATGGTCATGATCAAGTTCTCCCTTGAGCGCCTCCATATACCGCTCACTCACCTGTTCCCATGCAAAGAGGGAGTTGCCGAAATGACCGTAGCAGGATGTGATGTTGTATATGGGACTGCGCAGCCCCAGCTCCTCGATGATGTCCTTCGGCTTGAGGCTGAAAACCTTACTCACTGCCTCGGCAAGCCTGGCATCATCAACCCTGCCGGTTGCGAATGTGTGTACATTCACGGCAACAGGCTCGGCCTTTCCGATGGCGTAGGAGATTGCTACCCCGCAGCGCTTGGCAAGGCCGGCGGCTACGATGTTCTTGGCGATCATGCGTGCCATGTAGGCTCCGCTCCGGTCGACCTTGGTCGGATCCTTGCCGCTGAAGGCACCCCCTCCGTGGAGGGCCAGCCCTCCGTAGGTATCCACCATGATCTTGCGCCCGGTAAGGCCGGTATCGGCACCAGGTCCGCCCTCGACGAAACGGCCGGAGGGATTGATGAGGATGCGGGTGTGTGCATCGATGGGGAAGTGGATGAAGGCGGGCTCGAGCACCTTCTCGATGATCTCGGCCTTGAGGCTGTCCAGGTTCTTGTCGCGCTCATGCTGGACCGAGACGATGACGGCGGCAACCCTGATTGGCTTGCCATCCTCGTACTCCACCGATACCTGTGCCTTGCCGTCGCTTCGGATTCCCATGATGGTGCCGTTCTTTCTGCACTTGTCCAGGATGCTGCAGATGCGGTGGGAGAGCTCAAGCGGCAGGGGAATGCAGGTGGGCGTCTCATCGGTTGCATACCCGTACACCGTGCCCTGGTCCCCGGCTCCCAATTCTTCCTTGCTGTTACCAGCATCCCTGACCTCCAGGGCGGTGTCGACGCCGCCTGCAATGTCCGGACTCTGGTTGTGCAGGAACACGCTGATGGTGAAATCCTTGGGATTGTAGCCGCTCTCACTGAGGGCGGTTCTCACCGCCTCGCGCACGTTGATCCTTTTGCGGCTGGTGATCTCACCGGCGACGATGATCCTGCCCTTGGTGGCCATGACCTCGCAGGCCACGCGTGAATACGCGTCGACGGAGAGGCAGGCATCGAGAATGGAGTCGGCGATATAGTCGCACAGCTTGTCGGGATGTCCCTGGCAGACACTCTCGGATGTGAGGTGGTTTCTCATGTTTGAATTCCTTTGATTGTTTGATTTCCTAGCGGCTGCGCCTGGAGGTGAGCAGCCTTTCCATCAGGTCGTCCTGGGGGTTCGCACCCTGGTAGGAGGAGGCGTTGTTCTCCTTCACGATCTGGAAGATCTGGAACCAGATCTGGTTGACCTGCTTCATGTATTCGCGGCTCATCGCCACGTACGGAGAGGCTATCGCAGCCCCCGTGGTTGGGTGCTTTGCGAGGAAGCCGTACTCGCTGACGGCCATCTCGCACTGGATCCAGCGGGCCACCGCCATTGCGTACTGGTGTATGATCTGGCTGCTCACCAATTCTTCGCACCGCCTGGCTTTAAGCCAGTCCCATGTCTCCTGATAGACCTCTGCAGCATCGAGCTCAATGCCACTCTTCTGGGTGACTGTCATGTAATATTTTACCGGTGGCATATCCGCGCCCTGCAGCTCGGGAGCCTCGGGCAGCTGGACCACGCTGGCCGCTCTGCCTTCGTGGATTTTCTCTCTGAGAGCCTTGCTTTTCCTCCCTGCACCGACGCGGGCACCGCCACGGTTGGTACCGTCCTTTGCCATGTTGCACCGCCTTCGATTATGAGGGGGTTAATACCCCGTTTGAATTCCCGTTTTTACGCGTGATTGCCCCTGCCCGCAGTATACTATATATGGTGTAGAGAGTCAATACCCCCTAGGTAATAACACCATATATAGCGCAAAGAAAAATTATTGGTTGCGCAAAAATAAATTAATGGTTGCGCCAGAGATCCCCCCGT